CGATGATGCTCGACGCCCGCGTCATCGACGATGTCACCGACGAGTTGGTGCCGTCGGACTTCTGGTCACCGAAGCACGCCCTCATCGCCAAGACCATCGTGTCGTTGCACGCCCGCCGCCTGCCCACCGACGTCATCGCGGTGTCGGACGAGCTCACCCGCAGCGGGGAGATCCGGAACGCCGGCGGCGCCGTCTACCTCCACCAGCTGACCGCGTTGGTGCGGACCGCTTCGAATGCGGGCTACTACGCGCACATCGTTCACGAGAAAGCGGTGAAGCGGCGGATGACCGCGGCCGGGCAGCGGATTGTCGCCATGGGCCAAGCGTCCGAGGGCGACGTCGACGAGCTGCTCGAGCGGGCTCGGCAGGAACTCGACGCGGTCCCGTCCGGGCGGCGGGTGCAGTTGCGGCCGATCGGTGACCTGCTGCCCGACATCATCGACTCCCTCGGTGAGAAGCCGACGTACATGCCGTCCCCGTGGGAGGCCCTCGACCGGCTGATCGGCGGGTTCACCCGCGGGCACTTCGTGATCGTCGGCGGCCGACCGTCGGACGGCAAGTCGGTGGTGCTGGTGCAGATCGCCACCCGCCTCGCCCACCAAGGGCTGGTGGCGTTCTCATCGCTCGAGATGTCGGAGCAGGAGATCGGGTTGCGCCTGATCGCCCAGTACGGGCCGGTCCACCAGAAGCACCTCCGGGACAGGACTCTGCACGTCGACGACCTGAAGCGCATCGGTGAGGCGAAGAAGGCCATCCAGGGCGCGCCGCTGTACATCGACGCCACCGCGGCGGTGACGGTGGCGGAGATCCGAGCTCACGCCCGCGCTGTGGCTCGTGGCGGGGATCTGGTGTGCATCGCCGTCGACTACCTCCAGCTCATCGGAACGGACGCCGCTCAGGGCCGGTCACGGCAGCAGGAACTCGGTGCGGTGTCGCGTGCGCTGAAGCAGCTCGCGAAGGACCTGAACGTGGTGGTCATCGCCGCTGCGCAGCTGAAGCGTGGCGGAAAGCGCCGCGGGGATCTTCCGACGATGGAGGACTTGCGGGAGTCGGGCGACATGGAGAACGACGCCGACCAGATCATCCTGCTGCACCGGGATCGGGAGAAGAAACCCCATGACCTGGTGATGATCGTCGCGAAGAACCGGCACGGGGAGACGGGCCGCTTCACCCTCGACTTCCAAGGCCAGTTCGCGCGCGCCAACTACCGATGGAGCCCCACAGCGCTCATCGATGAAAGCGAAGTCGGCTAACCCAGCCGGCCCAACCCGAGAGAAGAGAGACACCATGACCAGCGCAATCAAGATATGGCTCCACGAGCAGTACGACCGCCTCCGCCCGCAGATCGAAACGGAGCGTGTCCGCCAGATCGGCGAGGAGGGCCACACCCTCGACAGTGACCGGGGGAAGGGCAAGCAGCTGCGGCAGGCTGCCCTCTGCTACCAGCGGCAAGCGCTCGCTCTGGACCACACACCCGGTCACCTGCTGACCCCGGCGACCCTCGCCGCCGCGGGAGAGCTGTGGCCGTGGAGGTCGGAGTTCTGGAAGCCGACCGTCGACGTCGACCGGAACCTGGTGAAGGCAGGCGCGCTGATGATGGCGGCCGTCGACGCCGGCCTCCCGAAGGCGGGCGACTGATGGCCATCCACAGCAAGCAGGAGATCGCCCGGGCGGACATGAACGACGACTTCGCGGTATCCGTGTGGCAGCACAAGAAGCTCGTCGCATACACGCCGGACGAGGCTCGGCAGTTCGCGCGGGAGATCGCGGCGGCCGCGGATGAGGCCGACCGGATCGCCGCCGAAGACTTCAGCGCGCGGGATGCCGCGCACGTGCCGGGCTTCGACTTTGAGCCGGTCAGCCGTATTGGTTCCACCGCGCCGACACCATCAGATTCCAGCAGCACCGGAGGCGAACTGTGAGCGACAACATCGATGATCTCGTGACCTTCCGTGAGAACGCAGACGGCTCGATGACGATCATCGAGCGCGTGGACGTGTCCGGTATGGGCTACCCGATGCGCTGCAAGTGGTGCGGCCAGGTTCATGACGCCGGTCCCGTCGAGATCGTGCAGCGCTACTCGGACTGCTCGGTGTGGAGGTGCCCGCACTGCGGCGTACTTGGTGACGACCGCCCGCTCCGATGGGGTGGCTCGTTCGAGCACGTTCCCCGCCCCACTTCGACTACAGGGGGCGACCAGTGAGCCGCGGGATTTGGGCCCTCGGCCGCGGTCGGCTGTACGTCATCGTGCCCGAGTGGATCGCTAAGCCGGTCCTGCGCTGGGTTCCAGGCGCGACAGGCGGCTATACGAATCAGCCGGAGTGGGGCGGTGAGCGCCGGTTCTTGCCGTTCATCCGCGTCTACGGCAATTGGCGGTCCACCCGCCAATCAACACCCGATCTTCCGACCAAAGAAGGAGTATCCAATGGCAACGACTAGCGGTGTAGGACCAGAGCGTAAGGACACGAAGCTTTCGCTCGCCCTGCTCGACAGCATCATCATCTGCGGGCAATGCGGCGCGTTGTTCCTGGCGCTCGGATGGTCGAACTCGACTCATCTCGCTTGGCACGCATCGGGGTCGAAATGAGCGTGCTGTCCGGCGTCCCGAAGACGCGCCCTGACGGCAGCAACTATGTCGCCTACGGCTCATGGGGATACGACGGCCCGCGCTGGCACTTCGCTGACCCGGTGACGAAGCAGGACCACTACTTCGATGACGAGCAAGACTACGCGGCCATCCTGAACCTTGCGCGCGATCATGGCGCTGCCGTCAGCGACCTGTGGGACTTTACTGAGCCGCACCCCGAGGAATCTCAGGTTCCTTCGGAAGGGGACGGCAAATGATCAACGCATACGACCTCGGCGAGGACGGCAACCGCTGGATGGTCGAGGGCACCCTCGACCCGGACGAAGCCCGCAAGGCAGTTCGAGCGCTCTGGGGTGAGCAGGGCGTTACCGCCGATAACGCTGAGTTCGGCCCGCTCACATGCGAGCCACGCGAGGACTGGTGGTGGGAACCACTGAGCGCCGAGATGCCCGACGACGAGGCATGGCTTCGGCACAAGAATCGGCCTGAGGGCGTCGAGCCATTCGCTGGCGTACTGGTGATGGCATGAGCGACGAATGCCGGGTGGTCGAGGTGGACGGGGAGCCCGTGCGCGTGCAGGCATCCGGTGATTGGGACGAGAAAGACCATGCCGCCTTCGCCTCCATCGTGCGCGCGGCTAAGGCCAAGTTCGCCGCTGACAATCTCGGCACGCCCGCCGAACAACCGAGGGATCGTCCGGCGGGAGCCGAACAATGACCGTCGCCGGCGTCGTGGCCGCCTTCGCGATCCTGCTCGCCGCTGGCGGTCTCGTGGCCACCGTCGGCGTGCTGACCAAACCGACTGCGGTGGGGAAGCCCCGGTCTGCCCGGGCATCGGTTGCAGCTTCCCCACCGCCCACCAGGAGAAACCCATGAACTCCGAAGAACGACTCCTCCGCGCCATCTTCGGCACAGAGGAAACCGAAGAGGAAGCCGAGGCCCGCCTGCGCGCGCTCCGAACCCGGAAGGCCCTCGGGCAAGCTCCTGAGCTCGCCCAGCACCTGAGAGCGAAACTGCACCTCACCGACGGCCGCACCGAACCCGGCATCGAGTTCAGAGTCATGGCCACCCCGCTCCTGACAACCATCGCCGACGACGCCGACGAGCTCTACGTCCGCCTCATCGACTGGCGCACACACTTCGCCAGATGGATCACCTTCGAACCAGCAGCCGCCCCCAAGGCGCTCCGCAACTTCGGCGACTCCCACCAGAGCCTCGGCTACGCAGACGCACCCGTGCTCGGCTTCGAAGCAGGCACCACCCCCACCATGGCTGCGACCCTCATCCGCCGTCAGTCCGGATGGCTCCTCGACCACGACACCCAGATCAACCTCCTCCCCGACGCCGCCGAGTACCAAGCCGACATCACCAACCTCATCTGGGGACTCAGAGCCCGCCACGCCCTCACCCCCGCCAAGGAACGAGAAGTCTCACCCCGCGTCTGTGAGGTCTGCAGCGAGGCCGCGGTCGTCGCCGTATGGTCCGGAGCGCGAGCCACGGACGTCGAAATCTACTGCGAGCACTGCGGCACCGTGATGCCCACCCCACGACCGTCGCTCGTCGAGAAGTGGATCAGCACCGCGGATCCTGCCGTCATCCTCAGCGAGAAGTGCGACCAGCTCGTGCACGAGAAGTGCCGCGGTGTGCACTGCGAGTGCTGGTGCCACGACACCCCGCGTCCATCGACCACCTAACAGACCCGAATCGTAAAATTAGAACCCCGAAAGGCGACCGATGAACCGGACTACCCCTCTCGCCAGCATCTGCGGAATCATCCTGAGCAACGGCAAAGACTGCCCCAACCAGGTGAACCCCGACGCACCTCTGAACCTTTGCGCCGAGCACTTCCAAGCCGCCTTCGAATGGCACCTGCGGACAGCATCCGAGCACGAGTCGAGCGATGACGACCTGCAACTGTGCTCGGTCTGCGGAGAAGTCGAGATGGCACCGGGCGCCAGGGGCCGCCAATGCCGATTCTGCGGCTTCTGCACCACCGACTTCGTCGAAGGACTGGCCGCCCCGCATGTCAGACCAGAGGAGATCGCCACCATCCTCAGCATCCGTGAGCCCCGCCTCGACGTGGTCTACTACATCGAGTTCGGTGACCGCATCAAGATCGGCACTTCCGGTAACCTCCGCTCCCGACTCCAAGCCTTGCCCCACGACCGAGTGCTCGCGATCGAACGCGGAGGCCAGCACCTCGAGCACCGCCGTCACGTCCAGTTCGCCCACCTCCGGGTCACCGGTGAGTGGTTCACCAAAGGCGAGGCTCTCCTGGCGCACATCGCGACCCTCAGGACGGACGTCCGCTGGAGTTCGCAGCTCAGGGACTGGGAGCAGGCATCATGACCCGCATCCCCGACCAGACCCATTACACGATCACCGCGGCCGCGAAGCGGATGAACCGATCCCGACGCACCATCGAACGATGGGTAGCCGGCGGCATGAAGCACCGACTCACCTCCGGACTGGTCATCATCGACCACGACGACCTGATCGCCGAGACGATCCGCCGCAACCGCGAGAACCCCGCCAAGCGGTCGCCGACACGCACTCCCTGAAACCCCATGCACACCACGATGTCGGTGGTCGCGCGATAAGATCTTGCTAGGCAAGCGCCACACCCTCCGGGGGTCGTGGCGCTTTTTGCTTGCCCCGGCGCACTCTCTCGCCGGCGGCCGCGGCCCTCACCTCGGGCAGAGTCACGAGGGCCGCCCACTTCTTGCCGGCACCCGTCCGACACGCGGACCGAATGGGGCGCGAGCTGCTGGCATCCACTGCAAGAAGCTGAGAGGCGGGATGACGCGCGCGTCTCTCGCCTCTCAGCCCAACCGGTTAGGGAGAGCCCGGCCGCCGCGCTTCCCCACGAACGAGCGGGCTCCCTTCGGGCTAACCCTTGCTACCGCGAGGATCGTTCCCCTTCGGGATCGTGTCCTTCGCGCGGATTGCACCATCAGTGCCGTGGATATTCAGTTCACCACCACCTGCATTGCGGATGATCTCCCGGCCCCGGTCGATCGCTCCTTTCTGCGTGTCGTGGTGTGAGGACGCGCGTTGCGCTCCTGGCGCCTTCACATCCCATCCACCGTTCTCGTTCGGCACTACGTGCCTCGGATTGTCGTTGTTCGTCATTTCTTCACCTCCTCTCGATCGTGATGAGTGAACGGTACTCAGCATCGAGAAGCGGTGAGTAACTGACACGCCCCCAGGGGATGACATGGCTCGCACCAACACCCGTCTGGATCACCGTCTCCGTGACGAGTTCTACGCAGAGGGCAAGGCACTCGATGCCGCCGGTGACCCGAAGGCGGACTGCTGGCTGTGCAAGGGCCGCATCGACTATGCGGCCCCACCGAACACCACCCCCGAGTCACACAACCTGGACCATGCTAAGTCGGTCGATGACTACCCGGAGTTGCAGCAGGACCCGACGAACTTCCGCCACTCCCACGCGCTGTGCAACACGCAGCGAGGCAAGCACGCGCCGAGCCTCGGTCTAGGTGAGGCCGTCCCCGACTGGTGGTGACAGTTCGGTGATGCGATCGCGGATGGCTTCGTCCTTCACGTCGCCGCGCATCCAGCTGGCAATCGAGTTGATGCAATAGGCAGCCCAGTCATGTGACGGTTGCATTGTCGAGATGATCACGTCAGGCGGGATGTCTTCGGGGGCGCTCGGATATTGATTGAGAGTGACTATGGCGGTGGTGGTCAGCTGCATTCCTAGCTGTCCCTCGAGCACCATCCAGTCGCCGAGCAGTCTTGTCCGTTTCATTGGCAGTGTCTGCAAGATTGTGATCTGAGCCCGTAGGCGGCGCCACTCAGATCTCCAACTCTCCGAGATCGGATTCACCGAGACGAAGAACGCCAGGCTAGCGATGATCTCCTCAAGCAGCTTGTCCTGGCGCTCTAGCTGACGGGCGGCTTCGGAGCTCCGTCGCTCAGCCATGAATAGCAGCACGGCGATCAGCACCGATACGACGATCGCGCTCGCAGGGATCAACGCATCGGACACGAGATCCCAGAACGCTGGGTCATCCGTGCTAGCTGGACCAGTCATGCCCATCACCCTAGAGGGAGCGCACCATGCTCGACCGGCTAGTCACCCGCTACCGGGCATGGCAGCACCGCAACGGCAAGGGACTCACCCTCTACCCGCCCACCCCTCACCACAGCACCGGATGGTGCCCTACCCACCGTCAGTGCAGGGGACGCCTGTACCGCAGAGACCTATGGCTCATCAACCGCCGTACACGCGGCCCAGCCCACTACCGACCGTCCTAACCACCCCCACACCTCGGGAACGCTGAAAAAATCCAGCAACACCCGAGGCACGGACCACCTCCCGCCCGGAGTGGTCCTCTCTCCCCGGTCGAAATTGGTCTGTTTTTCACCCCACCTGGAGGTCGGAGGGCATGGCGAGCTCGAATCGGCAGTATCGGAACGCTGTGACGCGGATGTTGCGGGCGACGGGGCTGAATTCGGTTCCTGAGGCTGCGCTGCTGGTGGTGACGTTGAAGGATCTTGCGGAGCAGCTGGATAACGGTGGCGGGGGTCGTGTGATGACGGCGTGGATCTCGGCGCAGACGAAGTTGCAGCGGTTCCTCGAGGGTCGGGCGGAGCGGGCTGAGAAGAAGCCTGTCGGTCGTCCGAAGAAGCCCGTTGCGGAGGCCGAAGAGCCTTCGCCGCCGGCGCCGTCGGAGAACGACCTCACCAAGTTCAAGCGGGAGCACGGGATACCGGCGTGACCACATAGGAGGCACCGTCTGTGTCGACCGCGACTCCCACTCGTCCCCGCGCAGCTCGCAAGACAGCGTCGGCGCCGAAGCTGGTCGGCCGGACTGAGCCGCGGTTGTGGACTCGTCCGCTGCGCGAGCTGACGCCGGCGACGTCGCTCGGCTTCGAGGTCATCCTGTTTGCGGCGACAGTGCTCGGCATTGACCTGTACCCGTGGCAGAAGTGGCTGCTGGTTCACGCCCTCGAGCTGCGCGAGAACGGCGAGTACCGCTTCCGTCGCGTCATCGTGCTGGTCGCTCGCCAGCAGGGGAAGACGACACTCGCGTCGGTGCTCGCCGCCTGGTGGCTGTACGTCGACTCGGCACGTCACCCGGATCGGGTGCCGCCGCTGAAGTTCAAGGTCGTCGGCGTCGCGCAGAACCTCGACATCGCTCGTGAGCCGTGGGGCATGGTCAAGCTGTGGTGCGACCCGAAGCCGGAGACGGCGGAGGAAGCCGAGCTTGCGATCGAGTCGCTGCAGGATGCGACCGCGAAGGTGTCGGACACGAACGGCAAGGAGTCGATCGTCGCCCGTTCCCGGGCGCACTACGAGATCCGCGCGGGTAAAAACGCACGAGGGAAGCCTGCCGCGCGGGTCCTGATGGACGAGATGCGGGAGCAGAAGGACTGGCTTGTTTGGAACGCGGTGTCGCAGACATCGAAGTCGTTCTGGAACGGGATGCTCGTCGGGTTCTCCAACGCCGGCGACATGGGCGCCGTGGTTCTCCGCCAGCAGCGCGACGCGGCGCTCGCCGACATCGCGGACTGGGAAACGTACGTCGGCGAGGGTGTCGCCTCGGCTGAGGAGTTCGCGAACGGCCGCGACGTGTCGCTCGGCTTTTTCGAGTGGTCGGCGCCCGAGGGCTGCGCGAAGGACGACGTCGACGGGATCCTCCAAGCGAACCCGTCCATCGGGCACGGCTCGATGACCGTCGAGTCGGCGCTCGCGGACATCCGCGGCATGACGGACGCCGGGTACCGCACTGAGGTTCTCTGCCAATGGGTCTCGTCGATCGTCGATTCGTTCATCGACGTGAAGGACTGGAAGGGCCTGCATGTGCCGATCAGCGAGGTGCGAATCCCGTTGGGGTCACGCACGGTCTGGGGAATAGACACCTCCGCGAACCGATCCACGACCTGGATCGCCGGCGCCGTGTACACGGACCTCGTCGACGACGCAGGGAAGCCGAAGCCGTTCGTGACCGTCCGCATCGAGCGGGCCGGCATGATGTGGGTCCCCGAGTACATGGCGGAGCTCGCCGAGCAGTCGGGCCACCGGGAGGTGGTGCTTCAGGGTCGGGGCTGCCCGGCCATGGAGTTCATCGAACCTCTCCAGAAACTCGGCCTGATCGTGCACGCGCTCGAGGGCGGCCCGTTCGCGCTCGCGACTGGGCGCCTGAAAGACCGGGTGCGCGATCGCGGCCTCGTGCTCGTCGAGCAACCCGACGTCGATCAGGGCGTCGAGGGTGGCGTCGTCACGAAGTACGCCGAGAACTTGGCTTGGTCGCGGCACGGCTCGATGCCGGTCGACGTGTCCGGTGTGGTCGCGGAGACGAACGCGCTCTACGGCCTCGAGCTGCTCGAGCCACCCGCACCGGCACCAACACCACCTCCGCCGCCGAAGGCCGCGATGGTCACCCTCATCGATGGAGCCTCGTCCGAGGTGAACCTCGCGACCGCCCGATTCTGAGAGCAGGAACCCGATGACTGGAGAGCGCGGCTACCAAGCTACGAACCTCCCCTCGTGGGGGACTCTTGCCGATGAATCGAACGAGACGAATCCCGAGCTGCTCTGGCCGCTCTCGCTGGAAGTGTTCGACAACATGCGTCGCGAAGACGCTCAGGTCGGCTCCGTTCTGCGTGCAGTCCAGCTACCGATCCGTTCCACATCATGGGTCATTGACCCGGCCGGGGCGAGTCCGGAGGTGGTCGACTTCGTCGCCGGCGACCTCGGCCTTCCTGTGAAGGGTCGCCAGGAGACGGCTCCGACCCGCACAGGCGGCCGTTTTTCGTGGTCGGAGCACCTTCGGATGGCACTGCTCGAGCATGTCTTCGGCCACTCATTCTTCGAGCAGGTCTACGACGTCAAGCGTGAGCCGGGGAAGGCCCATCTGGCGAAGTTGGCGTGGCGGCCGCCACGCACGATCTCGAACATCGAGGTCGCAATCGACGGTGGACTCGTCGCGATCGTCCAGTCAGGCCTTCTCAAGAACGACGTGCGGATCCCGGTCGACCGTCTGGTCGCATATGTGAACGACCGGGAGGGCGCGAACTGGCTCGGCCAGTCGCTGCTGCGAACGGCGTATAAGAACTGGCTGCTGAAGGACCGCATGCTGCGCGCTCAGGCCCTGACAGTGGAGCGAAACGGGCTCGGCGTACCGGTGTACGAGGGAGCCCCCATCCCGACCACCATGACCGACCTCGAGAAGATCCGGGAGTGGCAGGAGTCGGAGAAGGCCGCCGGCCTTGCACTGGCGACGGGGTTCGGCGCCGGTCCCCGCGCGGGCGCCTCCATCCCGAATGGCGCCAAGCTCGAGCTGAAAGGCGTGACGGGCGATCTGCCTGACACCGATGCTCCGATCCGTTACCACGACGAGCAAATCGCCCGCGCGGTCCTGGCGCACTTCCTGAACCTCGGCGGCGACAACTCCAAGGGCTCATACGCCCTCAGCGACGTCCTGGGCGGGTTCTTCACCGACTCGCTCAACACCGTCGCCCAGCACATCGCGGACATCTTCAATCAGCACGTGATCGAAGACCTCGTGGACCTCAACTGGGGCCCCGAGGAGCCGGCACCGCGTCTGGTCTTCGAACCGATCGGTTCGGGACAACCCGCGACGTCGACCGCGATCAAGGAATTGATTCTGGCTGGGGCGATCACAGTCGACTCGTCTCTCGAGGCGTACATGCGCGACCGCTACGGGCTGCCCGTGCGGGACGAGCCGGACGACGCCGCGATCGCCGCGGCGCTGGCTGACGCGTCGGATCCGGAGCCGACGAACCTCGTCGCGCGCGTGGTGCGCGCCTTCCGCAACCTCAGACGATCTGAAGTCCCCGAGGAGGACGCATGAAGAACGACGCGAAGCGAGCGAATCGCTACTGGGGCAGGGAGCCCCTCCCCAAGTCGAAGGCGGACTTCTTCGACGCCGTGACAATGCCTGCGCCTGCAGGTGCGGGCGTGATCGCCACTATCCGGATGTACGGACCGATCGACAGCTGGGGCGGGTACTGGGGCATTTCCACGAAGGACGTCGGCCTAGTGCTCGATGCTCTCCCGGAGGAGGTGACGCAGATCATCCTGCGGATCAACTCACCCGGCGGTGAAGTGTTCGAAGCGCTCGCGATCCTCAACATGTTCCGTGCCCACAAGGCGACCGTCACCGCGGTCGTTGATGGGCTCGCGGCATCCGCGGCATCGTTCATCGCCGCCGGGTGTGACGAGACGGTGATGTCGCCTGGAACGCAGATGATGATTCACTCCCCGTCGACGATCGAGTGGGGCAACGCAGCGGACCTCCGCAAGACCGCCGATGTCCTCGACGGTCTCGAAGCTTCGATCATCGAGATCTACACGGCGAAAGCCGGCGAAAAAGACTGGGCTCAACTGCTCGCCGACGACACGTGGCTGACCACATCAGACGCCATGAAGCTCGGTCTCGCTGACCGAGTCGCGGTGATCCCCGACGCCGGTGAGACCGACACCGTCGGAGAGGACGACATCGAGCTGTTGCCTGATGAGGACGAGCCCGAGAACGCGGCGCTCACCCTCCGACTTGTCGCGAGGGCATCGTCCTCGCGCCCCAAGCCCCCGAGCTCAACCGAGCCGGTGGAAACCAATCCGAAGGAGACCGTCGTGGACAACGACACCCTGATGGCTGGTCTGCGCGATCGGCTCGGTATCACCGACGCCGCTGCCACGGGAGAGGCGCTGCTCGCAGCCCTCGACCAGGCGCTCGCAACCCGCCACACCAACACCGCGACGGTGCCTGAGGGCACCGTCCTGATCGACTCCGAGGTTCTCGCGACCTTGCAGTCGGACGCCGCGCAGGGACGCACCGCACGCGAGGAGCAGATCTCTGCTCGCCGCGACGCGATCGTGTCTGCTGCAGTGCGGGAAGGGCGCATCGCCCCGAAGTCGCAGCAGGCGTGGCGTGACCAGCTCGACGCGAACGAGGACGGCACGGTGACGCTGCTGGCGTCGCTGGCCGTGAACACAGTTCCGGTGACCGAGATCGGTCACTCCGACGGCGTCGCAAGCGCCGATGACGTGCTTTACGACTCGGTGTTCACACCGAAGAAGGAGGAGGTGGCCTGATGGCTGACTACCTGCCCAAGTTCGACAGCGGGAAGCCGTTCACGGCCCTGACGTCGGCGGCTGTCGTCGGCGGCCGGGTTCTCATCGTCTCGGGCGCTGGCACCGTGGCGCATGCGGGAGCTGACGCTGTCGCCGCGACGCTGGTCGGCGTGGCCGCGGTCGACACGGCCATCGGCGAGCGAGTGACGGTGTACCCGCTGAAGGGTGCCGTCCACAAGCTCACGGCCGGCGCGGCGATCGCCGCGGGTGCCACCATCGGCACTCTCGCCACAGGCAAGGTCGACGACGCCGGTACCAACCGGTTCGCCGTCGCACTCACCGCGGCAGCCGCCGACGGCGACATCATCGAAGCGATCTGCTGAGACAAGGGGACATCGACATGGCTTCATACACGTACCCGACCCTGCATCCCGTCGGGTCGATCACCGCCGAGCAGGCACGACTGCTTCTCGGCAACAACCGCCTCGTCGCGCGTCGGCTGGCGGAGATCTCGCAGATGCGATTCATCTCCGACTACCTGCTCACGGAGCGGCTCGACGCCTCGGCTGGCGGTGTGTTCTACGAGACGGGCGAAGAGATATTCGCACCGTCCGCGTCCGAGCTCGTGGCCCCGGGAGCGACGTACCCGAAGGTCGTCCTGCCGGAAGGCGTTCTCGAAGCAGCTCGCGCCGTGAAGCGCGGCATCGCGACCGACGTCACCGACGAGAAGATCGCCGAGCGCGGCGGCGGCGTGGCAACCCGCGCCCTGCTCAAGCTCGCGAACACCGTGATCCGTGACGTCGACACCGTGTCGATGGCCGTCATCGCATCGGTGGTCTCGTCGACCTTCGCGTCTCCCGGCGGTGCGTGGGATTCGGCTGGCGCTGTCGTGCAGGCGCTTCTGGCGATCCGCACCCAGCGCGGCGACCTCGGGCTCGGCTTCGACCTCGACACTGTGGTGCTCACCGGCGACGACTTCGCGGCTCTGGTCGCGATGTTCATCGACGACGGAGCGCTCCCGCGCGAGGCCGGCAACATCGCCATCTCGGGCAACATCCCGCTGGACCTCTACGGGT